GGTGCTGGCTTTGATCACCCCGTGACCAATGCTGCTTCGTTGCGGAAGGATGAATGGGTCAAGCTGGAAAAGCGGCTGATCCAAGTGGCCCGCCCTCGCCTTCAAGCGTGGTCGGACCTGATGGCTACGAACGTGTACACCCTCGATGGTATGTCCAACACCATCCTGGAACACGAAACCATCAACGACACTGGCGATGCCTATGTCGACATGGATGCTCTTTCGGAAACCACGACGAGCTCTCCGCTCTTCGGTCTGGAAGGCATCCCGTTGCCGATTACCCACGGTGACTTCAGCTTCTCCTCGCGTCGTCTGGCGACCAGCCGAAACAACGGCCAGCCGCTGAACTTCACGATGATGGAGATGGTCACGCGGCGTATCGCCGAAAAGGTGGAAAAGACCACCATCGGTACGCTGGCGGGCTTGACCTACGGGTCTGACTCGCGGTACTCGTTGACGTCCAAGATCAGTGGGTATCTGACCTTTGCGGGTCGGAATACCAAGACTGACTTGAACGTACCCACTGGCTCCAACCCGGAAGCCACGGTTGCGGATGTTCTCGAAATGCGGGAACAGATGTTCGAAGACAATATGTACGGTCCGTACATGATCTACCACAGCACGGACTGGGACAAGTTCCTGGACAACGACTACGCTCGGCTCGGGGGCAACAACGCCTCCATGACCTTGCGTGATCGGCTGCGGAAGATTGACGGTATCCGTGACGTCAAGCGTCTGGACTACCTCAACTCCAGCACCAACCCCTTCACCATGATCATGGTCCAAATGACCGAAGACGTGGTGCGTGCGGTGAACGGGATGAACCTCTCGGTGATTCAATGGGAATCCCGTGGCGGTCTCCAGTTGAATTTCAAGGTCATGTGCATCTGGTTGCCGCAGATCTTCCAGACGCAAACCGGTCAGTGTGGTATTCTCCACGCAACGACCTCGTGATCCCGAAGGAGGGAGGGGGATGACGGCCAAGTGTCTGCGACCTCTTGGTGCGGTCATCCCCTTTCTTCCTACCGTCCTCTAACCCTCCTTCAAGGAAGTATGTCATGGCCGATGAAGCGTGGACGAAGTATCGCATTCTTTCTGGAAAGCATGTTCAACGTGACCGTGATGGCATCTCCCGGACGTATGTCAAGGGTGATGTCTTTGAATGTCCGGCCCGACTGATGGCCCGACTTCAACCGGCTGGTGTTCCTCAAGAAAAGTTCACTCCGGCTGACCCCAGTGCGAAGTTGAGCAAGGGGTACACCAAGCAAGACCGGATGGACGCGTTGACCGCTGTTGTGGCTGGTGAAGTCACGACTCAGCCCGCCTTGAGTACGGAACAGATTTCTGAACTCCGTGCTGAGTTTGAAACGCTGACCGTTGCTCAGCTTCAAGGTCTGGCTTCTGATGAAGAAATCGATGTGGCCGGCTTGAAGAAGGCCGAGATCATCGACAAGCTGTTGCGTGCCAAGAACGCTGTCTGATTCTGGAGAATGGATCATGTCTGTAAGGACCACCAGTGCCGCCGTAAAGCTGATTCTTGGAAATCACTACGACAGTGCGAACAACCCTTCACTTGATCCATTCATCGAATCAGCTTCTGTGATGATTGATCAAGTTGTAACCTGTGCGACGGCCAAAGGGGTCACTCTCACAACAGCCCAACTTGAGATCATTGAACGGTGGCTCTCTGCTCACTTCTATGCTCTTTCTGACCCGATTGAATCTGAACGGATCACGGGCAAGGCAGCTTCGAAGTTCCAGGGAGCCACCGGCACGGGCTTCAACTTCACCGCGTATGGTCAGATGGCTGTGCGGATGGACAGTTCTGGATGCTTGTCTGAAATGAACTCCACTCAACAGGCGACAGTCCTGTGGCTCGGTACGACTGAGAGCTGATCATGCCAGCGATGGAAGTTGCTGATCACAATGACAAGGTAGTTCTATATGAAGCCTCAGGTGTTGACGATTACGGTAATCCGACGGTTCTCAGCCCAGTTGAACTCAATTGTCGTTGGGAAGATGCTGCTAGAGAAGTCATTACACCAGATTCTGGAGTGGTGGCTTGTGACGCAGTGATCTTCGTGTCCAGAGAAATCCCAGTTGGGAGCTTGATATGGCGGGGAGCCTTGACTGATCTTCCAGTCACTCCCACCAACCTCAAACAAGTCATCAGGTCCAACTCAATCCCGGCCTTGAAGAAGCGGTTTGTTCAACGGGATTGCATGTTGATGAGGTACAGCAACAAGCTCCCAGAGATTGTAGCCGGAACTGGAACATGACATGCTCAAATCAGTTAAGGTTGTGAAATCTTCTGTTGAGGATGTTCAAAAGTACCTAGGCACAGTCATTTGGGGACAAGGCAGAAGTCCAAAAACTGGAACATTTGGACACAAGGCAACAGTGGATGTTGGGTACACTGCTCCGTACGCAATCTACGTCCACGAAGACTTGACTGTGTTTCACCCAAACGGAATTGCCAAGTTCCTTGAAACTCCTGCTAATCAAATGGCTCCAGACCTGAAAAAACAGGTTGCGGCTCATCTGGCAGCAGGAATTGGAATTGAACAAGCTCTTGTTCGTGCAGGAAGATCTTTAGTTAGGGTTTCTCAAGAACTCTGTCCAGTCTTCACAGGATACCTCAGAGACAGTGCATTCGTTAGGGTTAGGAGTGATCCATGATCGGTGATATGTTAATGTCTAAACCAGACACAGTTTCGTACTGGCTGTTTCAAGTTGCCAGTTCTGTCCCATTCCTGGGAACGTTGCTGATCTTGATGCTGGCGGACGTTGTCATTGGGATCATCGTAGCCTGTGCCCAACAAACCCTGTCAAGCTCTGTCAGCTTTCGTGGTATCGGAAAGAAGGTGGTAACGCTAATTGTGGTGGGGGTGTGCCACACGATCGGCAGAGAGTCACAAATGCCGTTGGCTCAACTTGCTGCTGGAGCCTACTGCGTCACAGAGATACTGTCCATCATCGAAAACTCTGCGAAGCTGGGAGTTCCATTTCCACAAGCAGTGATCGATGTTCTTCCAAAAGTGTTCCAAGGAAAAAACGCTCTTCCTCCAAGAACCGGAACCTGACATGAACCTGAACCAGTGTTGTGAGTCTGTCGCAGAGGGGATCGAAAACCGAGGGGAAGGTTTCAAGTTCATTGAGATTCTACCGATCATCACTGGTCTTGTTCCCCTGCTCTTCAAACTGTTCGAATCCTGTGGGAAGAAAAAGGAAGACCCGGAGCCAACCCCTGTTCAACTTTCCAAGTACGTAAACGAACGGTACGATCAGGAAACGGGGGAATACGATCACGTCCTGTTCGCCAGTGTGATGAACAAGGCCAAAAGACAAGCCCGCAAGGAACGGAAGAAGCTGTCCCGCAAACAACTTCGGATAGTGGCAAAGGAAACCCTGGACCAAGCCCGAACTATGTCTGCCCTGTCACTCAGTGCCGTGTGTGCAGAAGCCTCCACAGTTCAAGTTTCCCAAGACGACCTCTTTGTTGAATGAAAGGATGTTCCATGAGTCGCAGCATGGCCGTTCTTCTGTTTTTGGTTTTCGGACCGGGACAGTTGGTTGCTCAAGAGATCAAGTTTCCTACTGTGGTGGTTCCCCCTGTAGTGGAGCCACAGCCTCCCAAACCGGACCTTTCTCCTCAGAAAGTTCCACGGATTGACCCAGGAGAGTTCTATGTTGTCGAGTCTGACAAACAGTTCTTTCTTCTTGCGAGTCCGGAAAAGTTTGCTTCGGTCACCTACGAAACGGGACCGTTGCGTTTACGAGGCTTGTTCTCTGGTGGATCGGGTAAGGTTGAAACTCGCAACTATTCCTCGTCGCATATCGCGATCGTGGATGCGAAGTTTGGTGTGTCTGGAAGGGCTGAGCTGATTGCAATTCCCGCAGGACTTACTGAAGAGAAAGAAATCATCAGGACTTGGGTGGAAATTGGAACCAGTCCCCGTCCTCCTCCCGATGATGAAAAGGAAGAGGTTTCCCCCGACGTTACTCCTCCGGCACCAATTGATCCTTCTCAACTCCGGGTGATCATGGTGTACGAATCAGGCAAGGCGTACGACAAGGAAACCACCAACATTCTGTTTTCCACAAAGATTGTGGAGTACCTCAACGCTAAGTGCGTCAAGGATGCTGAGGGTCGTCCCAGTTGGCGAAAATGGCCGAAGGGGACTTCCGTCACAGACTCCGAGCCAGAGCCTCTGCGATCTTTGTGGAACCAGTACCTTCCTCGTATGGGGGCACTTCCCCAGATTGTGATCAGTGCTGGCACCACGGCTGAAATCTATCCCCTTCCGGCAACCGAAGAAGCCACGATGGCCTTGTTGAAGAAGATTGGGGGTGATCTGTGATCTACGCTGGCGAAAATGTGATTGACGATAGCACTCCAGCGGATGTCTATCAAACTCCAGAAGGTCTTACTTCTGGGCTGATGCCAGAGTTCCGTGGGGTTGGCAAAATGCCTTCCTCAGCTCCTTTTCCCAAAGAGCTTCTTATTCCTCGCAACGAGTGGGAAGCCCGTATAAAGGAAATGGAAGAAAGGAAGTCTAGGGTTTCTGACTTGTCACGTCAGGCCGGTCAGATCTGCAAGAACCAAGGACAGACGAACTACTGCTGGATCAATTGTGTGGTGTACGCTTTGGAAACTCAGCGTGTGATCCAGAACCAAGGACTGGTTTCGTTGTCACCGGCCTCTGGTGGGGCCATCATCAAGAACTTCCAGAATGTTGGAGGTTGGCCTGATGAAGCCCTTGAGTTCATTTCCACTGTGGGGGTTGTTCCAACTTCCATGTGGCCTGACAACTCGATCAACCGGGCCTTCAAGACAGTGATGAGTGATGCGGTCCGCAAGAAATACCGCGTGCCGCTCTGGTGGGAGCTCCCCAAGCTAAACCTTGAGTACCTCATGAGTGCCCTCCTACACCGCATCCCCGTGGCTGTAGGATACCTCTGGTGGGGTCACGCTGTATGTGGTATTGACCCGGTATGGACAAACGGTCAGCCCGGTGTACGCATCCGCAACTCTTGGGGAATGGACTGGGGATTCGAAGGCTATTCAGTTCTGCAAGGGCAACGAGCTCTTCCTGATTGTGCCGTTTCTGTTGGACAAGCGGTTGCGTCATGAACACGATGCTTTCTGTGTTGATCCTTTGTGCTGCTGTTCCTACGACAACGTACACGTTTCGTGAACAGACGGTGCAGACCACAATCAAAGTTCAACGGCAGCCTGTTCGCAAGGTGTTGATTTTTTCACACAAGAACTGTTCTGCCTGTCCCAAGTTTCAGATGAATGGGTACACCTCACCTGAACTCATCGAACTCACCAAGAAAAAGTGGCGGGTTGGGCACAACGGTGATGTTCACATTCAAGTCATTCGCACCGAGTTGGATTATGCCACCGCTGCGAAGTACAATGTGGACATGACTCCAACCTACATCCTTGTTGAAGATGGAAAGGTGCTTTCAAGGAAGGTTGGACGGCTGAGTTCCAGACAGATCACTGACCTATACTTCTTGAAAGTAGCGGCTGCTCCATTCAAGGCTGCTGCCAAGGTCACCGCTTCTGTTTTTAACTTCGCTGTACCCAGACCCAGTCACAGACGGTACACTTGGCCCGGAGGAACTGAAGCCAGCCTTCGAGCCCATCTTGAACAAACTCACGGAATCAGAGTTCGTGGAATGTCTTTTCAACAGCTTCGTGCAATCCACGATGCTGATCACAACAACGGGTTTGTTCCAGGAAGGGAATGACTATGGCTTTGAGACTTGGAACCACAGTTCGCAACAATGCTTGTAACGCGGTTGTGGACAGCATTGATGCAGGATCTGGAGCAGGGACCATCAAGGTCTATACCGGAGCTCAGCCGAGTGCGGTCAGCGACAACCCCTCTGGGACACTGCTGGGGACGCTTACGTTTAGCGACCCGGCTTTCGGTAACTCAGCTACGGGGGTGGCAACCGCTTCCTCCATCACGTCTGACACTTCCGCAGATGCCAGTGGAACAGCCGGCCACGCTTGCATCTTCGACAGTGACAACAACCCACTTATGGACATGACTTGTGGACAAGGCTCAGGCGACCTGAACTTTGACAACAACGTCATCGTCGCTGGTGGAACCATTGCCATTTCTTCCATGACCGTTACCGTTCCTGTGAGCTGATGAACCATGTCTAAGCAAGCCCGAATCGGTGGAACGTTTGCTCCTCCGGTTGACGAATCAATTCTTGTGTCGTACCACAATGCAATCATTCAAATGCCAGACAGTCAAGTCAAGGAGTACTTGACCAAGGTTTACGAATGTGTTGCCGCTTGGTGGAACTTGCCGGAATCTGGTGGAGAAGGAACTCCCCACCCCTCTGGCAGAGGAATCATCGTAGACCTGTCGGAAGATGTCAAAAAAGAATTGTGGGACTTGATTCCTTGGCAAGAAGAACTCAACATCATCAGTTCTGTGTTTGATGGGCTTCCGTCTGGTTCTGTTCGCAACATGGCCTTCCATCTTCTGTGGTTTGTCAACGAACTGAACCTCGATCGTGAGCCGATGACCAACGACAAGCTGTCTTAAACAACCACGATGAATAGGAATATGTCATGGCTACAACAGCCTGGGCGAGCTTCGCGTCAGCGACATTGACCGGCGATTGGTCCGCATATCCCAGCAGCCGCGTTTTGACGCAAGACGGCAGCAACGCCGACTGGGGCAATGCTGGCATCAACGTGAGCGCCACGCTGCTCAATCCGGGATTCTCAGACCTGCCCGATGACGCGACGATCACCGGGTTCAATGTTCGGTGCTACGCGCGGGAAACAAACTCGGGGCAGGTGTACGCCTACCAAATCTACCTGCGTCAAGCGGGGGCGGATTACGGCAGCAACCGAGGCGGAACGACAGCCGGATTCAAGATTCAATCAACGTTCCAGTGGCACTCATGGGCTGTGACGGACGGCACGGTAACACCAGCACAAGCGAAGGCGTCGACGTTCGGTGTGAGAGTCGGGTTTGACGAAACCGGAAACCAAAACAGCCCTAGCCTCGAAGTTGATGCGTTTCAGATTCAGGCGGTGTACACCGTTCCAGTAATCTCCGGACATACTCGTAGAACTCTTCTTGGAGTCGGTTGATCATGAATCATGTCAAAATTTCTACTTCTTCTTCTGGAGCAACTCAACTGGTTGCTGCGGTTGCTGGTAAGAAGATTGTAGTGATCTCTTACGCTGTCATCGTCAATGCAGCAGTCAACGTCAAGTTTCAATCAGGATCTACTGACTTGACCGGGTTGATGTACTTCGCAGCCAATGGGGGAGCAACAGTTACTGTTGAAGGATTAGGATGTTTCGAAACCGCAGCAGGTGAAGCACTCAACATCAACCTCTCTGGGGCTGTCGCAGTTGGTGGTCACATCACCTACGTGGTCATGAATGCTTGATCGGAGGCACAGATGAATCTTGCTTACCAATACAGGGCCAAGATCACCAACGTGGTGGATGGCGACACCCTAGACCTGGAGATCGATCTTGGGTTTAGAGCGCGACTCGAGATAAGATGCCGGGTCTGGGGTGTCAACTGTCCAGAAGTCAAAGGTGATTCCAAAGTCAAAGGAATGGCTGCCACACACTTCACAAGTGAACTAATCCGTGGTTTCACTTCTGTGATGGTAAGAACCCACAAGGATGCAGACTCCTTCGGACGGTATGTGGCAGAAATCATTGGAACACGACAAGACGGAACTGTACTGAACCTTGGTGACGAGTTGATCAAAAACGGTCATGCTATTGAATTCATGAGGAAGTAACCATGTCTCTGATCCTTGCTGACCGAGTTCGTGAAACCACAATCAGTTCTGGTACAGGAACAGTTTCTCTTTCGTCGGTGTCTGGGTTTCAACGATTCAGTGCCGTTTGTGCAATCAACGATGTTGTGCCGTACTTCATTGTTGATGGAACTGCTTGGGAAGCTGGTATTGGTCGGTACACGGCAGCGAACACTCTCACTCGAGAGACTGTGATCAGGTCCTCCAACAGCGACACAATCTTGACGTTGTCTGGGAATACAAAGGATGTTGCTCTTGGCATGATCGCAGACATGGCAAAATCTTACTACAGTAAGAACCTGCTTACGAATTCGTCATTCAAAGTTTGGCAACGGATGGCTTCTACTGGAGCAGCCGCAGTCAGTGATGGAGCGATGCTCGCTGATGGGTGGTTTGGACTTGAAAGTTCTGGAAGTGCTATTCTCAAGGCTTCATACTCCGCTGCCAACTCATACATGGAAGTTCAGCAGTCTGTAGCAAGTTCTATTCGTATTGGTGCAGGTCAATGTTTGTGGGCCAGTGATACTTACAATTTGAGAGGGTCTAAAGTCACCTTGGCGTTTGATGTCGCTGTAAATGTTGCTACTGCTCCTACAATTCGTGCAGCAGTTCTTGAATGGACTGGTACAGCAGATTCAGCTACTCGAGACGTTGTCAATGATTGGACAAGTGGCACATTCACCACTGGAAACTTCTTCAAGTCCACAAATTTTGTCCTTGCTGGAATTGGAAGTGTAACGATCCCATTAGGCTCTGGAGGAGCATTTCACACGGGGTACGTCACTACCAGTGCTATCACTTCGTCAGCTAACAATCTGATCATTTTTTTATGGGTACAGGATACGTTTGGAACCCTTGAAGCATTCAGAATCAAAAACCCAACTCTTGTTCGTGGTAGTTTCCCAGGAATGTACACAGACCAAGAAGAAGCCTTGGAGAGAGTGTGTTGCCTCAAGCGGTTCTGTAAAACATTTCCAACTGGAACTACTCCTGCAAACAATGCTGGGTTTACTGGATCTCTTCCAGGACAAACAATTGTTGGTTCGATTGATCCAGAAATCACATGGCGGTTTCCTGTCACAATGGGCAAAGCAACTCCGACCATCACCTTGTACAACCCTTCTTCTGGAACAACCGGGCAGTGGAGAGGATTGGCAGCTACTCTTGCCAACGCAAGAAGTTACTACACTTCGGAAAACGGAACAGTCATCGACAATACTGACACTGCCGGAGCTTCAACAGAGACCTGCTTCATTCACGGAACTGCCGAAGCCGAACCTTGTGCCTGATGTGAACTATGTACGGATATGTTGCATACGCTGAGCTTCCGTACTCCACCATCTGGGTGTTCACTGCTTCGTCGACTCTCAATGTCGGTGCAGCAACGATCGCTTGTAGTGTCCAGCATGTGAGACCGGTGTACACTGGAAGTTCTGCTGTCACCACCGGAGCAGCAACTCTGTCCGGTTCTGCCCAGCATGTTCGTCCTACGTACACCGGGTCTTCTGCTGTCACAATTGGAGCAGTCACTCTTGCGAGCAGTGTTCAACATACGACGCCAGTCTACACAGGAACAGCCAACCTTTCTACAGGAGCATTCAGCCTTTCAGGTTCTGTTGCACACACAACCCCGGTCTATTCTGGAACAAGTGTGTTGTCCATTGGAGCGGCCACCTTGGCTTCCAGTGCAACTCATGTTCGTCCAGTCTACACTGGTTCCTCCAGCTTGACTGCTCCGGCCACAACATTGACGGGTTCGTGTACTCACAGCCCTCCCAGCTACACCGGAACCTCGACTCTGGTGGTCGGAGCAGTCACTGGATCAGGTTCAGCAACTCACACTCGTCCAGTCTACACAGCTTCCAGTTCTGTGTCTATTGGAGCGGTCACCTGTTCTGCTTCGGCAAGCCATACTCGCCCGACCTACACTGGGTCCAGTTCTGTTCAGACCGGAGTTACTGTCATTTCAGCCTATGCTGAATTTGATGCTCCAGTCTACACAGCTTCTTCTGCTGTGACTATGGCTGCGGTGACAGTGGCAGCTTCTGCTTCCCACACCACTCCAGTCTACACAGCATCAGCAGACCTAACTTCACCGAAAGCCACAATTTCAACAACTGTAGTCCACACGACACCAACATACACAGCTTCTTCATCCGTGACGGTTGGTTCAACTTCTTTGTCTTCAAGTGTGGCTTTCACAGCCCCAATCTACTCTGGTACGAGTGAATTGGCTGTTGCACCGACAACCTTGACCGGAACTGCTTCTCATGCGGCAGCAGTTTATCTAGCTTCTGCAACATTGTCTGTCCCACAGATCACCTATTCAGCATCAGGAACTCATGTTCGTCCAACATACACAGCTTCTTCTGTTCTACTAAGTGGGTCTGTGATTCTGTCTGGCAATGCTTCACACACTGGACCGATCTATACAGGAACGGGAGTGCTTACGGCCGGGGTAACTGCGCTGACTGGCTCTTGTTCGTTTGTACGACCAGTCTATACAGCGACCGGAACACTCCAATGCGAAGCAGTAACTCTTCAAGCCTCAGCCACGTTCACCAGTCCTATCTACTCTGCGACCGGATCACTGTCAACTGGAGTAATCACTGTTCAAGGAACAGCAGTATTCACGAAGCCTGTTTATCTGGCTTCTAGTTCCTTAACGGTCGGGGGAACAGGTATTTCTGGTAATGCCACTTTCTCTTCAGGGAGCTTTACAGCGGAAAGCAGTTTGACAGTTCCAGAAGCGGTACTTTCAGCCATCGGTTCCCATGCTGTTCCGGTGTACACTGCCGAGGCGTTTATTGTTGCCCCAAAAACGACACTACAAGGGGCAACAAATAGCACCCCGCCAGTTTATACGGGTTTGGCGGTTCTGATTGCGCCTAGGGCCACCGGCAGCGTCTCAGCTACTTTCCAGCCACCGGTGCAAACTGCAAGCGGTAACCTGTCGGCTCCGGCTACGAGTTTGGTGGCCTATGCTCTTCAGACTTCCGATGCCACTTACCTAGCGTCTTGTCATCTGACCGTTGGTTCTGCACACCTTTCGGGGTATGCTGCTCGAGTAGAAGTAATTTATCGGCTGGATCATTCCCCAGCAGATATCATTCGTCACTGGATCGTTTCTTCGGTGTACGGGACTTTGCCTAGCGATTCTTCTGCTTCTCCGGTTTCTGTGAACTACATGCCGGACGAGCCTGACAATTGTTCTTGTACCTTTGACACCAAGGGATTCCCAGAAGGTCGTGAGTCTGTTGAAGGAGGTGTACAACAACATTACGGAGTTCAAGTCCAAGTACGATCTGATGACTATCCAGACGGGTGGACAAGAATTCAGCAGTTCAAGACCAAGTTGACAGAAGAAGTCAATAGGTCTAGAGTGTCAATTGGATCCAGTTTGTATGAAATTCAGGCAGTAAGTTCTCTTGGATCTCCACGGTTTTCTGGTAAGGAAGCTGGTACAAAGAGATTCAGGTTTGCAGCAGATTTCAAAACTGCGTTGATCCAGCTAATCCAAACATAAAGAACAATCATGGCTGAACTGACACACTCTCCAGCAGACATCGTAAGACATGCTCTGATTGCTCTTGGACAAGGCAGTCTTCCGCGGAATTACGTAGATTGGCCGATCTCGGTAGGATACGAGTTGGACTCTCCTGATTCTTGTGTTACGTTGTTTGATACAACTGGAACTCCAGATGGGAGGTCACAGATCGATGGAGAAGTTCTACAGCATCCTGGAATCCAGTTGAGGGTGCGAGCTTCTGGTCATCAGACTGGTTGGAGCAAAATCAACTCCCTGACTGTGGCCTTGGACGCAATCAACAACTATCGAGTAACGATTGACTCGTCAACATACACCATCCAAGTTATCTCAAGGAGAAGCACGGTTGAGTCCATCGGGAAAGAAGATTCGGTAACTAAGCGTGACCGATTCGTTGCAAATTTCACAGTCTCAATAGATCAGGAAGGATAGTATGGCCGCCCCTACACACACAGCACGGTCCACTCCCGGTGGAAAGATGTTGAAGGATGGGTACAGCACAAAGATTGCCTTTGCTGCTGACCCGGATGTCTCGTTGTGGGAAAAGACCGTTCAACCTCCAGGTTTGGACGGGGGTGATGCAATTGACATCACCACGATGCACAACACGACTTTGAGGACGTTTGCTCCTCGGTCGTTGCAGACCATGACAGAGATGCAATTGACCTGTGCGTATGACCCTCGTGTCATGCCTCAATTGCTGGCTCTGATCAATGTTGAAACGACAGTCACGGTTCACTACCCCAACGGTGACCGGCTCAGCTTCTTTGGGTTCCTCAAGAATGTGGACCCTTCGGAAAACACCGAAGGTGAACAACCCGAAATGACTGCTACCATTGTTCCGACCAATACGGATCCGAGCACTGGTGCAGAAGAAGACTTCGCCTACGACGAGCTTCACACCGGAACGTGATCTGGTGTGGTTCCATAATTCCTCCTGAAAGGAAAGTAACGTGTCGCAGACGTCAGCAGTTGAAGTGATGGACTTTTCCGAGGACCGCAAGACAGTTCAGGTCAAGTTGCCATCTGGTGACTATGTGCTGAAAGAAGCTCTGTCTTCTGATGTGTACTCGTGGAAGAACTTCATCGCTTCCCAAATGAAGATGGAAGGGACCAGCGTAGTTTCTCTTGGACGTACCGCAGAAGCCGAAGCGGTACTGCTGGGTCGATGCTTGTTTCCAGTCGGCAAAGAACAGCCGTGTGGGGATGCCTTTGTCAAGCTGTTGTCTTCCAAGACAACGGAGGCTCTGATCAAGAAGCTGAAAGAGATCAGTCACATCACCGAAGATGAGAGTGTTGAAGCCATTGACAAGCGCATCGAAGAGTTGACCGAAAAGAAGGCTAAGTTGGCTGGAGCAAAGGAAGAACGAAAAAACGAGTAAAGCGGGACTGGACACTGTTTCAACTCTCATTGAGATGGGGTATCCTCGTAGGAGATCTTCGCAAGAGGCTCACCTACGGGGATTATCTCGATTATAAGCTGGCTCTAGAGTTGGAACTAAACCAGCCTTCCCGCGCAGACCTGTACGCTGCTCAGATTGCCACAGAAGTCAGAAGAAGTGTGGCTAAGACTCCATCTAGGATTAAGATCAAAGACATGATTCTTAAGATGGATCTTCCAGCAGAGAAGAAACACGAAACTGTTGAAGAGTACAGTCAGAGAGCCAAGGCAATTTGGAAGTCTAGACTGGTTGGACTCAAGCCGAGGAAGCAGCAATGAATCTTAGCCCCATCATCATCCAGATCAAGGCCGAAGCCGAACAGTATTTTGCGACTGTTCAAAAGATCGGTGATGAGGTCAAGAAACAAGTTGCACAGACAAGTTCGTACATGAACAGTCTGTCTTCCAACGTCAAGAAGGCTTATACAGAGACTTTCCAACTGCTTTCTAAGGGTGCGGCATACGCTACGGCGGAGTTTAGAAAGAACATTTCTTACACGAAGCAAGCGTATGCTGACCTCTGGGCCACGATGAAGACTGGAAGTGCTTATGCGTTCCAGCAATTTTCTAAGGACCTTCAGTTGTTTAGGATCAGTGCGTCTGTTGCTGGAAGAATCTTCCGCCAGAG